CCTCCTATGGGCATTAGTGGTGATCAAGAAGCGCTTGCTAAATACAATGCTGCGATCGATGCTCAATTAAAAGCACTTGAAAATCGTGGCGGTACAAACTGGTTTCAGATCGCTGGCGCGTTAGCGAACCCGGGTCGCACTGGTAGCGCTGCAGAGGCGTTCGGCCGGGCCATGGATGTTGCGGGCCAACAACGTCAAGAGCAAGAAGCGCAAGCCATACCAATCGCTCAGATGCGCGCGCAATTGGCCGGCCAACAGTACCAAGTGGCTAAGCAAGCAAAAGGGCTAGAAATTGTTGGCAAGATATTTAACAAATCGCCCTCCGAAGCAATGGCAGGCCTGCAGCCCGCTAACGGCGGCATTGATCTTGCGTTGATGCCAAGGTTGGCACAAGCCCATGCAGCGCTTGTAAATGATCCTGAGTTGCGAAAGTTTGTTACTGAACAAATAGGGATGCAGGAAAAACTAATTGATACAGCCATTGCGTTACAAAAACAAGGCATGAGTGTATTTGAAATTGAAGACAGGATTCCGGGCGCTAAAGGGTTGTTTGGCCCTATTGGTGGTAACGCACCACGGCCCCCTGCAACAACCAACCCTAATCTGACTAGCGGCCCAGCACGCCCTGAACCACCATTACCTGCTGACCATGTGCCGATAGGCGCACCACCCGCGCGAGCTCCCGGTGAGGAGTCAGACTTCCACGGCACGACAACGCAACCTGTAGCCACTGCAGTGCCTGTGCCAGCTCCTACGGCGCCTGTTGCCCGGCCTGCTGCAACACCTGCACCTGCAGCAGCACCTACCCCTGCCGCTGCAAATGACGCAAATTCTTATACTGATCCTGTTACTAACATTACAACCGATTTAAGTCGGATGGCTCCTGCTAAAAGGCGTGAGTTTGAGTATGATCAAGAGGTTAAGAGGCAGGAACGCGCAAACGCTAATTTAAACCTTCGTGGTAAAGAAGCTGAACCAGTTCGCAAGGCTATTTTGGAATTTAGACCGGGTGTGACGGATCAAATTTCTTCAGACTTAACTGCTCTTGAAACTATTGCTAAACGTAATCCAAAAGTGTTCGATATTTTGCGCAATAACAATGATATCCGTGACATCGTAAATACAGCAATCAATCAAGGTATCCCGCTTGGAAGTTTTGGGTCGCTTCGTTTGCCGGTTGATGAGTACATCTTGGCCAGCATGAAAGACACCGAGCGTAGTGACTATCAACGTGCACGCATGATCTTGGCGCAGCAGTTCTTTGCCAGCGCAATGGCTAACAAAGCCGCTATCCCGGGCACCATCAGCAACAACGAAGACAAGTTACTACAGGCACCATTGGCAGGCATGACCGATACTGTGCAAACCGTTAGGGATTACATCAAACGCAGTCAAGTACAAAACGGGCATCGCGCTCAGATGTACAAAGCCTTCGCGGAGTTTGAACAAAAAAATAAAGGTGCAGGCCTTGAGGCATTCTTTGACCCTGACAATTCGCAATCACGATACCATCAAGTTAATACTCATTATGCTGACATGTATCGGACTGTTTTAGGGGAGCAATAATGGGATTACCTACCCTTGAAGAAACTTTAAACCCTCCTAAACGGGAAAGACCCGATACGACGGGATTGCCTTCGTTAGAAGAAACCATCGGTACAACGGCGAAGCCCGAGCCTAAGTTAAAAGAGTCTGCCTCGACTGATGATATCAGGGCTTACCTTGCCCCGACTGCGGCGGGCGCATCGGTTGGCGCGGCTAAGGAGCTGCTCCGCACACTCCGTAATAGGCCGGAAGCACCTTTTGGCCCACCGGGGCTTGCCTCGGCCCGTGACGCGGCATCGCAAGCGCAAACGGGTGTGACCACGGCTCTAAATAACTACCGCGCGCAACAACTCCCTTATTTCACCGCCACCGACATCGCTCACGCTAACCTCGGAGCCACCAGTGCTGCTGCTGAAGAGGCTGCTCAGCGGTTAGCCGCAGCACAGGCCGCTGCACGTCCTTTTGGCACACCTGTTGAGCGCACACCCGTTGTTAACTGGGCAACAGGTAAGAACACAAGCCAAGGCATGACGCCCTTGCTGACCTCTTTAGAAGCAAGCCTGCAGCCAAGCATGGAAGCGGCTTATGCACATAACAGGACCTTGCAAGCTGTACCGGGGTATCGAGCCGGTGAGCATTTTATGTTACCTGCCAATCTTGCCAACCAAGAAGTGCCGGCCATAAGAGCTTTACAAGCTGCACAGCAAGCGCATGACGAGGCGCAAGCTGCGCGTACAGCCGCGCAAGCGCACTGGTTAAGTTTGACCGGTAACGCGCCCCGTGAGTTTGCCCGCGCGCAGACCAATTACACCGCGGCGACTGGCGCTGCTGCACAGACGGCCGAAGAGCTTGCACGGCTTGAAGCCCAACGACCCGGGCCGCTTGCGCAGGTCGGCCGAGGCATCGCTAAGACACTTGGGCCCATATTGCCAATCGCGAGCGGTGCATTGGCCGGGCACGATATCGTCAAAGCCGTGGCCGAGACGCAAAAGCAGATGAAGGAAAAGAACCCCAACTACACCGAGGCCGCGATGGATGCGCTAAGCGGCACAGGTGGGGCGCTCATGCTGACTGGCAACCCATACGCGGTGGGTACAGGCGCCGTTATGAGCGCCATTCCTGCTGGGCGCTCGTTGGTTAATCAGTATTCCAAGGCGGTTACCCCGATGTTGGAGCGCGACCCGCGCAACGCTCGCTTTCTAATACCGTAGCCTGCTCCCACGCAGTCAGCCAGATGTTGTAGGGGTCCTCGAGCAAGTCATTGGCGTTGGCGTCGTCGAGCAGTTTGAGCCAGTCTTGGTATGCCTGTTCACATTCGTTCAAGGTATTTCTCCAGTTTGGTAAATTTATCAGCGCTTGGCTCGTACCTGCCCAAGAACCACGCGTACACCGCGGTGCGTGACACCTCTAGGTGATCGGCAATATCCACGATGCTCACGTCAAGCTCGATGGCCTTCATGGCCAAGCGTGTGAAGGGCGTGAAGGGCGTGTCGTTGATCTGCCTGATCAGTGATAGCGAGTAGCCTGCCACTACGAGCTCCCCTGCTCGGCGATCATCTTCTGCGCCATCTCGTTGGCCAACTGCGGGATTAAATCCCAAGGCACCTTGGCGGCCGTTATGAGGGCCTGCATCGCCATACCGGCGTACAGTTTAACTAGGTCGTCGTCATTCATCGTGATTCCAAAAAATAATAGGTGTGTCTTCACCGTGGTAACCGCCCTCGATGTTGAAGTCGCAGTACTCGCGTGCCTCGCCCTGCGGCATGTCTCGCATGAGCAGCTTGATGATCTTCTCGCCGTCGTAGACTGCCCGGGTGACACGGTTACCGTCCGGTTGCCATACATCAGCGGCACCAACTAGGGCGCTTTCAAGCCCGTCAAATGTTTTCATCGCTCACCTCAATAAGTTTCTGTAGGTAGTGCTGCGCCTTCTTCAGGTCCTCAACGCCGCCCTTGTCCTTCCACCGGCTGACGTACTTCACGATGTTGCCCTCTAGATAGCCCAAGTTGTTGGCGATGATGAAGTCCCACGGCTGTATGGCCTTGACTGCGTAGTGCGAGCCGCCTACTTGTTGCGCGTTGGCGCGTATTGCTGCGCCTATTTGCGCAATACCTTTTAACTCTTGCTCGTTCAGTTCCATGTCGGACCCCTTAACCATGCCGCTGCTTCGTTAGCCTATCGCGGATCTGCGTTGCGAGCTGCTCGAGCGCCACGTCCAGCACCATCGGCACGTCCACACCATCGAGCCCCTTGCGCATCACGTCAACGAGCTTGGCGCATTCGTCGCGCTCGATTGAAATCGCGGTCTTGGTGGTGTTGATCGCGATCTGCATGATCTCGGCCCGGGCAATTGCAAGGGCGTTATCAAACTCCTCCTGCGTGAACAGCGTGGCACCTGTGCCGCGTGCAAAGAACTTCTTTTGGAAATCGGTTAATTCTTTCATTTAAATAGCCATTTTAAGTAGATGATAAATACGCACCATGCGCCGTAGAACCATAGTGCCCATTCGGGTAGATCAGCAGGGATGTTCATGGCCTGCGCAACGCGTCGGCAAATTTCACAAGCTCAATCATGCCCTCGTGCGACATCAACCCCACCCAGTCGTCGCCCTCTTTTTTAAAGGAGATGTCTATCAGGTGGGTGCCCTCGGTTGCGTAGATGGGCAAAAGAATATGTTTGGTTTTATTGTCATGCCACGCTATCTTTGACTTTATGATCAGCTCTTGGTCAGTCATTCTTTTCCCCTAGTTTCATTGTGTAGTCTTGATGCTCAAACCGTGCCGTTGCTTGATACCCCATCATCTTGTCTGCCAATTCAAACGCTCTTGGTATTGCAACCTCATCCCACGTTTGACCTTCGGGTATCTGCATCTGCCAGTCCCCCGCGCACATTCCTGCAAGTATCTGCGTTGCTATCTCTAAGCGTGTCATGTGTTCTTCTCCTTGAGTATTTGCTCTGCTTTTTTAATATCAACCAACCCGCCACGCTCACAATCAAGTATGCCCTTAATCTCTTCATCCGTCAGCCCGACCCACTGGCGTTTAGGCGCACGAACCTGTACGGTTAATTCTTTGATTGCTTCGTCATAGCCATAACCAATCACTTGGTTTGCCGCCTCACGCACAACGTCTTCCATCTGCGCCACTAGGCGTTTTTTGAGTTCTTCCTGCATCTGCCATTGAAGTGATGGTATTAAAATTGATAGCAGATCATCTGCCTTTGACTTGCCTGATTTAAACAGACCCATGATTCTTCTCCTTTAGTTTGGCTGAAATACCCCACGCAAAATGCAAGCTGCAATAGTCGCCGTTGTCTCGCAGCTTTTTATCAAAGTCATTGATCTCCTCATCCGTCAACCCGACCCATTCTTTGCGTGGTGGTGCGGTGTAGAGCGGAAATACCTCAGGATCAGCATTATGCGGTTCATAGATGTGAAAAAAAACGCCTTTTCTCAAATAAAAGTAACCGACAGGCTCTTGCTCAGGCTTGGCTAACTCTTGTTGCAGTTCACGGGCTGTGGCGAGGGCTTCGCTTACTTCTCTCAGGGTGTGTGGGTATTGCCCATGTCCATCCATCAAAAGTTTGGTTTTGTAAAGCGCATCAATAATTAAATCAATCTTGCTCATGTGTTGTTCCCTTTAAACAGATTCTTTGCTGCTTCAAAACCTTCTTCCCAACCGTTGTGATAATCGGATGTTGGCGGCTCTACGTAGTCAGGCGGTTCAGTAGATGCTTGCTCAGGCTTGGCTAACTCTGCTTCAAGTGCTGCGATAGTTTGAGCAATGTCGCTAGGTATTCTGCGTAAGTCATCGGCGAGGTCTACTAAATGATGTAACGCTTGCTTCATAATTTCACGGCTCATTTTGTATCCTCTGCTTTAGCGATTGCTGCTGCTGCTCCCACGATTGCTCGGCGTGTTGCTGCGTAAGGATCGCTGTTCTTATCCTGTCTTAAAGTGTTCATAGACAAAGCATCTTTATCAACGACCCACCCCACCAACACTTCCGCATCATAAATGTCAATAAATAAACCCAATTTCACCGCTAGTCGCAGAGCATCGCCATCATCAATTAAAGGGTTCCACCCAAGTTCTGCAACAGCGTCGGTCAAAGTTGGTGTGTTGGCTTTTTCGCCGCTGTATGCATCGTATGGAACCCAATCTCGACAACAGACGTGTTTATTGTCATGGGGGTCGGTCACATTTAAATAGCCGTGTTTGCTTTGCCAACAAGACCATCCAGCGGCTTTTGCCGCAAGTTCTAGTAGTTCACGGTCTGTCATTTCGTCACCTCGTCTAGTGCGTAGAGTGGTATGGTATATATACCCTCGCCATCGGTTTCGCTTGCTGAAATCACATCGCCGTACTCAGGCATCATCCACGCCACAGGCTTCAACGCTTTTAGTTCACGGGCTGCGGCAAGCGCCTCTTGATTCAGCGCAGACCAAACTGAGTTTTGTGCGACCGACAGCGCATCAATAATTAAATCAATCTTGCTTGTTGGTCGGGGATGCGCAACGCTATACAAGGCAACACCATCGCCATTTGTTTCGGTACGTTTGATATTAAAAGTGTTGCTCATTGCTCACTCCTTGCTCTAATTTCATCTGCGGCATAAGTAACGTAAGGTTGTCGTTCAGTTGGCTCATATTTAAGAGCAATCTTCGCACAAGCCTCACGTTCATCTTGGCGCACAAGTTCTGCAAAGCGTTCAAGGTGTTCGGCTCGTACATCAGGGTGATTTAATGAGCACCAATCACTATCACCAAGTTCTTCTAACCCCGCTTGTTCAGCCAACTCTTTTATTCGCTCGTTCATTTCTCACCCCCTGCCATAGCCCTGTCCACCTCGTCGTTCATCTGCTGCTCGGTCACCATGAACAACTGTGCTGTGTATTTGTTGAGCCAACGGTAGCGCATAGCATCTTTGCGTAGGCGGTCAATCTCGTCTGCCTGCGCCTTGATGTGATGCTCAAGCTGATCAAGCAGTGTTTGTAGTTCGCGGGCTTCTTTCATTGCATCTCCGTAAGATTTCAATTGCGGCCACAACGTCCAGATCGTTACCAGTCTGTAACGCCGACCATGCCGCGCGTATTTGGGAGCGCAGGCGCACGATCTCGGCCGCGTAGTCGTGCAGGTTCTCGTGCAGCGCCTTGATTGACTTCTCTTGATCACGTATCAACGCCGCGGCCTCGGACTGCTCTTGGTGGGTCATAAAGAACCCGTGGTCAAGGTTGCGTAGGATTTTTTCAGGTGTCATTGCAGCCTCATGAACTCAATGACGTTGTTTTTAATGGTGCTCATGACCGAGCCGTTGCCCCACAGCTTGCACCCACGCGACACGGCCGCCGATCGCAACGACTCGGCGTCAAACTCGCCGGGTTCAAGTAAAAACACGTCACTGGGTTGCATTTTGTCAAAACCTTTGCCGGTTAAAAAAGTGCTGTACGTGCCGTAGGGCACCGTCATCTGACGCCTCTTACGCTCGCGCGGTGCGACCACCTCGAGCGAGCCCTCGTTGATGATTGGCTCATCCGGTATCTGGATGACGTACTCGGCCTTGATGGCCTTTAAAAGCATAATGGCTTTGTTCAATGCGATCTGTGTAATTTGTTCCACGATTTAATCCTTTTTAATGTGTAAGGCGGTTTCTGATAACAACGAGAGACTCTTGTAGTAATCCCACTTGGCGATGGTTTCTGGATCTTTTGAGGGCGGGGTCCAGCCGTATTTTTTCCAAGTGCGCTGCACGTTGGTGGCCGAGGCTGGGGCGTAGGGTGAGTGTTCTGTTTTGAGTTCCATGATCACATCCCGTAAGAAATAACAAAATACAGGATGATGATTGAATACAGAACAACCGAGGCTTTGACTACAAAAGCAAGATATCGTGTGAGCATGTGTTTCTCCGTGTGAATTGACAATGTAAACCTTTTTTTTAACTGAGTCAATAAAGTTTGTGCAGACCTACGTCTATCAGGATCTTTATTGCCTCGCTCATGTACCACTGATAATCAACATCAGCGGGTAAAACCTCGGGCAGCTCCATAATAGGAACCGCGTTGTCTGACTTGGGCACCTTGTTGCCGTTCTTCTTGTAGCGTATAAAATCGCCCTCTGTGCCCCTATACCAGCGCACCACCTTGCCCAAGTACAGGCCCTTGTAGATAGCACCCGTGCGCACCGCACGCACCGTGGCAAAGAGCGTGATGTCCTCGCAGCCGTAGATGGTCTGCCTGATGGGCACGCCTTCTGCCAAGTACTTCACGGCCGCGATCGAGCAGATCTCGTTGGCCGGGCTCTTTGAGAGCGTGGTGGCAGCATACGCACCCTTGAGCTTGACCTCACCACATGCCTTGATGGCCACGTAGCTGTTCACGTCACGCGAGTGCAGCGCGCGGTAGGCGGCCTCCTCGGTCACAAAGCCCGTGCACTTCTCCCACTTAACCACGGCCTCCTGCACGGCCACGTAGCGCGTCTTCTTGCCCCGTATCACGATGCCGTCGGTGTTGGCGCTCACCACCTGCGCGCCCGCGGCCTCGACCATCGCGATCAGGTCAAGCAGCGCGAGCTGGCCGGTGAGCGTGACCTGCACGAGCAGGCCCGGTGAGTACAGGCAGCTATACCTGCTACCGAGCTTGCCAAAGGTGCCGTTGAGCGCGATCTTGAGCGTGTCCGAGGTCACCTTGTCACCCGCGGCCTTGGCGGCCAGCCTGCGCTCGTAGATGGTCGTGTACACGTCAAGGAAGGCCTCGCCCATCGTCTCTGGGTACAGGCCGCACTGCAGGATGATCGAGGGGTAGTAGGACGCCACGTCGCGCTCAATTAAGAACTCGTCCTCGGCCACGATGTGCGTGATCGCACTTTCGGTGCTGTGCAGGCCGCCGATCCCCATGCGGTAGGTGCCAGCGCGGTAGTTGTCCAGCGCCTCGCACTTGGGGGAGCCCGTGTCGGCGATCACGAAGTCACACGCGCGCACGAAATCAAGCGCTGCGCTTTCTTGGATGAATGGGGGTGCCTTGTACTTAAACACCTTGCCGATGCTCACCCGGGGCTTGCCAACGGGCTTGCCGGTCACGTTGTGCACCTCGGCCTTGATCACGGCCTCTGCAATCTGCGCATCCGACTTGCTGCGCAGGTCTTGGCCGTACTGCTCGCCTAACTTCTCGCGCAGCGCGATCTGCGGCCGCAGGCGCTTAAAGAGCATGAGGGTCACGTCTAGGTCGTTCTCGCAGTACTGACGCAACAGCACGCGGTCGGTAGGCGTGATGCTGGCCGAGGGCTCAATGGGTAGGTCCTGCATCTTGGGTGCGCCCATGCGCCCGGCGTAGTTCTTAAGCCCTGTGAGCCCGGGTGCGACCTCGATTAAGTCGATGTGGTTCACACCCTTGGGTGCGCGCAGGTCAAGCTCCCACGGACGTATGTCGTCCACGATGATGTTGTCTGAATAACCTTTAAGCTCTTGGCAACTTGCGCCCTCAAGCGCCTCGTTTAAGAGCGGCATGTCGTAGCCGTTGCCGTTAAACGTCACCACGCAGACCCGACCCAGCACGCTGCGCAGTGCGTCGCGGTTCAGGTCGTGACCTTCGTACATCTCGTAGTACATCGTCTTCTGCTCGTCCTTCATCATGACGAGGAAGTAATCCCTGTAGACCTCAATATCCAGTGCGACCGTTTTCATCGTGTTCTCCGTTTTAGTTGTTGGCATACTACTCGCTGCACCGTGGCAAGCTATTCCCAGCTATTGTCTAGAATTGGCTGGCAGGTGCTACCCGTAAGCCACAGCATTCGCTTTCACATACCAACACGACTGAGGACTGTAGTCAGCAATCAGGCGTTCCAGATTGTTATCCTGACCAGCATTCGCAAAATATATATCTACGGGCCTTTGCCTCAATCCTCATGCGTGTTGGTGCCGGGCTTTGGGTTCAGGTGCCCGGCGACCTGTAACTATCTTACCAGTCTTCGCCTGACGCCTCGTAGGCACCGAGCTCGTTGACCGCGTCGGTCATGGCCTTGGCTGCGCCACCGAACGGTGTGCCGTCGGCGACCTTCTGCACGACGTTGAGCTCCAAGGTCACGCCACCCTTTTGTGAGGTGCCGTAGGCCTTGGCGTTCAAGCTGGCGCGCACGTAGCAGCCACCGTAGACCTCGAGCTCGTCAAGAATCTCGGCGCTGTTGGCGTCCACGATGCGTGGGCGCTGCTTGTTGCTCGCCTTGATCACCCAGTTGCCCTTGGCCGCAGGGTCGTCGACCTCGTCGCCGTCGGTGATACCCCAGCGCTCAAAGTTCGTGGGCACCTTGGTCGGGTAGAGCTCCTTGATCGCGGCGTCTTGGGCTGCGCGCAGGTCTTCGATGAACTTCTTCTCGGCCTTGGGCACGAGCAGGCTGATCGAGTACTTCGGGTCACCCTCGCCTTGGAAGGCTGTGGGCTTGAAGATGTGCGGGTAGGACGCACGTGCTTTGGGTGAGTTAACTCGTGAAGAGCGTGTGACTTGGATTTTAGCGGCGGTTGCCATATAGATACCTTTTTAACGTGTTTAAGAACGCAGCAACTCGGCGAGCGCTGCATCGTTTGTGCTGAGTTCCGATCGCTTGTCTTCGATCGTTGTCAGCGTGGGTTTACCGGGCGGCTTGGTCACGACATCCCCAAGCAACTCAGTAAATTTTGTCTTGCCAACGAGGGTCTCGATGGCACCTATTCCTAGCAGCTTTGTAGCATAAATCTGTGTTGATTTGAAACCGTTGCTCAACAACCTGTCGGCAGCTTTAGCATCGTCTGACCAACTGCGCACGCTGCGGCCTTCCACTAACTTCAAGCCCGGCAGCTTCACGCCCGTCTCGGCACGCTTGAGCGCTTGGTCCTGCAAATCATTGGCCCACGCGACGATGCCAGCAAGCTTGGGGTAGATGGCTGCGAGCTCTGCATCAGCCATCAGCTCGCCTGCGGGTTGGTCGGCCACCGTTGCAATCATCATGTCAGCGCGTGCCCGGCACGAGTGACGCGCCTTGCAGAACCGGCAGTGGTCGCCTGCAACGGCCTCGCCCTCGCCCTTAAACGCGATCTCGGCAATTGGTTTGATGCCCGCACCCCAAGCGAGAAGCTCATCCACGTTAGTGGTCCACGAGCTGATGTTATGGATACGTGGCTGCACGATGTGGAGCACGATGTCGTTAAAGGGCCCGTACACCAAATCGTACTCGTTGATCGCACCCAAGCCGTAGAGCATGGCCTGTGAATTATTCTCAACGTCCACGGCCACACCCTTGCCGTGCTTGTAGTCAAAGACGTGGATGGTCTGGCGATCAATCAGCACGCAGTCGCTCGTGCCAAAGCCCTCCGGCACCCACGGGCTGACATCGAGCTTGACCTCAACCAGCATGTGCTCGTGCTTGATTGCGCGCACGTGGTCTAAGTAGATCTGCACCGCGTCGCGCATCTCTTGGCTGTAGTCGCCCGACATGTCGTTGGCAGACTTGCCTGTCACCAGCGCGCGCTCACCGAGCTCGTGCGCAAGACGACCCTCGGCCGCATATGGGCTCTGCTCATCGGGGAAGTGCGACTCGAGCCGCACACTCGGTGTGCAGTTCAGCCACTGGTGGCTCTTTGAGCACCCTAGGTAGGCGTGCTCACTCATGGCGGTTACTCAGCTTGGCGGCCAGCTTGTCGCGCTGCTCGTCGGTCATGGCCCTGATGCCACTATGGCTGTAAGACGAGATCATCGCCTTCACAGCCGGGTTGCCCACAACTGCAGCGGTGGCCACACACATCGCCTGTAAATCTTCGACACTGATGTGCTCGGGCTCTTTCTTCTTGCGTGACTTAGCAGGCTTGGGTTCCTCTGTCTCTTCAACTGTCTCAGCAACGGTGGCCGTGACCACTGTCTGCGCTACCTGAACGGTTGTCATGGCGTGCGTTAAATCAAGCACCTTGCGCCGTAGTTCCTCAATCGTCTGGGCTTGGATATTTACCGTAAACATTTGTGTTTCTCCGTGTTTGTGAAATTAAATAGTATCACGAATTTTAACTGTGTTAATATTTTTGCTCTTTCGGAGGTTTTGTATGTTCAAGTTCAGTAAGTATTATGCCTCGCTGACTGCGCAGCAAAAGCGTGATCTTGCGCTTGGCGTGCATAGCAGCATGAGCTATCTTGGAATGATCGCGCACGGAAAGCGCAAGCCGTCGGAGCGCTTCGCAGCAGCGCTGAGTTTGGTCGCCGGCAAGAAATTCAACTATAAGGTTTGATATGACAGACACGATAACATTGCTTAAAACGATGAACGGTCGCAGGATGACTAAGTTATGGAAACAAGACGGTACGATCGATGGCTACGAGGATGCCAAGCACTTTAAGATGCGCACCGAGCAGGTCGCAAGTTTAGACGATCTGGGCGCAATGCTCAAGCGCATTGAGAGCAAGTCCGACGTGTGCCTGATACGCGGGGCGTATGTGGGCGATGAGCAGGCCGAGCCTTCGGAGTACCCGGGCTACGTGCGGCGTGCTCTGGTTAACTTCGCTGACCAGCCGCTGCACGCGGTTATGTTTGACGTGGATAACTTCGAGCACGAGGGCGCACCTGAGGAGGCGATCGATGCGTGGGTTGAGGCCACCTTGCCAGCCTTCGCTGGTGTGCGCTACTGGTGGCAGCTCTCGTCGTCTGCCGGCCGCACGCCCGGTGTGCTCAAGGCGCACGTCTGGTTCTGGCTCACCGAGCCTCGCACAAGCGCCCAGCTACGTGCGTGGGGTATTGGCATCGAAGGCCTTGATCACTCGGTCTTTAATCCAGTGCAGGCGCACTACACCGCAGCGCCCGTGTTCGAGGCTGGCGTAACTGATCCTGTTGAGGCTCGATCAGGTATGTCGTCTGGCTGGTTTGACTCAGTCGCGATCGACGTGTCGGACGTGAAGGTGCCAGAGTACGAGGGGTCCTACACGATGAGCGACCCGCGCGAGAAGCCCGGCATGGTGGGTGCGTTCTGTCGGGCTTTTAGCGTGGAGGAGGTGATCGTGCGTTGGCTCTCGGACAAGTTCCGCTTCCAGCTCGATGACAACGAGCGACGGCTCACCTACAAGGGTGGTGGTGGCTCAGTGGGTGGGGCGTTTGTGACCGATGACCGCTTGCACGTGGTCAACAAGCACGCCAGCGACCCGTGCCTTGGGCGCGCGGTCAACGTCTTTGATCTGGTGCGGGTGCACAAGTTCGGCCACCTCGATGAGGGTGCCGATCCGCTCGATCTGGTGCAGATCCAGTCACACCCCTCGCAGCTCGCCATGCTCAAGATGTGCGAGGGCTTGCCAGAAATCGCCGCGGAAAAGACAGCGGCCGTCGCCAGTTGGTCGGAGCGCATCGCGGCGGCCGCTTTAACAGATTTGGAGGCGCTCACGGCAGAGATCGGTTTGGACGTTGGTCAGGTTGAGCAGGCGGCACTCGTGCAGGCGCTTAGGCGTCGCTTCGCGGAGCTGGGGGCCAACATGCCCGTGGCTGATATCCGGCGCATGATGCGTCCACGGCGTGCGCAGATGGCGCTGCCTGACGTGAACGCTGAGGGTGCACCGCAGCAGACGATCGAGAACGTGGCCGCCGTCTGCCAGAACGCGGGGATCGTCGTGCGCTACAACTGCATCAACAAGCACGACGAGATCCTCGTGCCGGGTGCGGGGTGGACCATGGACAACGCCGCCGAGGCCTCGCTCACGGTGATCCGCTCGATGTGTCACAAGGCCGAGATCAGGACGCAGTACCTAAAGAGCATGGTCACGACCATTGCCGACATGAACGTCTACAACCCGGTGGTCGAGTGGGTGAGTAGCAAGCCGTGGGACGGCGTCAGCCGGCTGCAGAGCTGGTACGACACGCTGGTGGAGGTGACCGAGGCCATCGAGCGCGGGCGCAAGGAGCTGCTCATGCGCAAGTGGGCGCTCTCGGCGATTGCCGCGGCCTACTCGCCTGATGGGGTGATGGCCAGAGGCGTGCTGGTGCTACAAGGCGCGCAGTACATCGGCAAGACCCGGTGGCTGACTTCGCTTGTGCCGGCGAACTTGAACCTAGTCAACACCGGCAAGAGCCTGAACGTGCACGACAAGGACTCGCTCATGAACGTGTTGTCTGGCTGGTTGGCCGAGCTGGGTGAGCTTGATGCGACGTTTAAGAAGAGCGACATCGCAGCTCTCAAGGCGTTCCTGACCCAGACGGTGGACGAGATAAGACGCCCGTATGCGGCGGCGTCTTCGCGCTACGCCCGGCGCACGGTGTTCGCGGCCTCGGTCAACGACGAGAC